AAGAAGACGACGAAGGGGCACAACGCCGTCAAGGGCGTGCTCGCGCTCGGCGCAACGATCAACGCCGCGATCCTGTTCGCCAACTCACCTGCTGGCAGGGCCGTCGGCTCCGGCCTCAGCAATGCGGCCAAGAAGGGTCCTGTCCTGCCCGCGGGCGTGTACTAGTAAAGGGGGGTTGGCGTCATGCTGGTAGAGGCAGGGGCGTCAACCTCTCAACTTTCCAACACGGCTGTCCCGAGGTACTACGGGCAGTTCCGTGATGCTGTGCTCCGTGGTGAGATCCCGGTCAATCGTGAGATCTCGCTCGAGATGAACCGCATCGACGCGCTGATCGACAACCCCAAGATCTACTACGACGAGCAAGCCGTCGAGGGCTTCATCCGCTTCTGCGAGAACGAGATGACGCTCACCGATGGCAGCGATCTGCATCTGCTGTTCACCTTCAAGCTCTGGGCCGAGCAGATCTTCGCCTGGTACTACTTCGTCGATCGTAGTGTCTACGTGCCGCATCCGAACGACTACGGCGGCAAGTACGTCACGAAGACGATCAAGAAGCGGCTGACGGTCAAGCAGTATCTGATCGTCGCCCGCGGTGCGGCGAAGTCGATGTACGCCGCCTTGATCCAGGCTTACTTCATGACCGTCGACACATCGACGACGCATCAGATCACGACGGCGCCGACGATGAAGCAGGCCGAAGAAGTGATGAGTCCGATCCGGACTGCCATCACAAGATCGCGAGGTCCGCTCTTCAGGTTCCTCACCGAAGGCTCGATGCAGAACACGACGGGCAATCGGTTCCTGAGACAGAAGCTGGCCTCGACCAAGAAGGGCATCGAGAACTTCCTGACAGGAAGCCTGTTCGAGATCCGCCCCATGGCGATCAACAAGCTGCAGGGGCTCCGCACCAAGATCGCAACCATCGATGAATGGCTTTCCGGTGATCTCCGGGAGGACGTGATCGGTGCGGTGGAACAGGGCGCGTCCAAGTTGGACGACTATCTGATCATCGCGATCAGCTCGGAGGGGACCGTCCGCAACGGTTCGGGTGACACAATCAAAATGGAACTCGCAGACATCCTCAAGGGCGAGTACAACGCGCCCCACGTTTCGATCTGGCACTACAAGCTGGACGAATTGGAGGAAGTCGGCGATCCTGCGACCTGGCTGAAGGCGAATCCGAACCTCGGTCAGACGATCACTTACGAGACCTACCATCTCGACGTGGAACGAGCCGAGAAAGCGCCAGCGGCACGCAACGACATCCTGGCCAAGCGGTTCGGTATCCCGATGGAGGGATACACCTACTTCTTCACGTACGAAGAGACGCTGGTTCACCCACAGCGTAACTTCTGGCAGCTGCCCTGCGCGCTCGGCGCAGATCTCTCGATGGGCGACGACTTCTGTGCGTTCACCTTCCTCTTCCCGCTCCCTCGAGAGCAGTTCGGTGTCAAGACTCGCAGCTACATCACCGAATTGACCCTGATGAAACTTCCTTCGGCGATGCGCTTCAAGTACGAGGAGTTCATCAAGGAAGGCAGTCTCCATGTGATGCCGGGGACGATCCTGGACATGATGGAGGTGTACGACGATCTCGATCAGTTCATCGATCAGATGGGTTACGACGTCCGCTGTCTCGGTTTCGACCCTTACAACGCCAAGGAGTTTGTGGCGCGCTGGGAGGCGGAGAACGGACCCTTCGGGATCGAGAAGGTGATCCAGGGAGCCAAGACGGAATCGGTTCCACTCGGCGAGTTGAAGCATCTGAGCGGTGAACGCCTGCTGATCTTCGACGAATCGCTGATGTCGTTCGCGATGGGTAACGCAATTACCCTCGAGGACACGAACGGCAATCGCAAGCTGCTCAAGCGCCGACAAGACGAGAAGATCGACAATGTGTCGGCCTTGATGGACGCCTTTGTCGCCTACAAGCTGAACAAGGAGGCCTTTGAGTGAGCTTCTTGAACACTCAGAAGGAGTTCGACACCCCGGAAGCCGCTCTGGAACACTTCGGCGTCAAGGGGATGAAGTGGGGCGTCCGCAAGGGGTACACCTCACGCATCAGCAACAAGGCCGCTGCTGCCCGACGCGTGTCCGAAGGCAAGGCTTCAGTCGTCGACAAGGTGCGGATCCATGGCACGACGTCATCGGCCGATTTCATCAAGGGCGGCGGATTCAAGGGTGGTGCACGAGTCCGAGCCGATCGTGACGAGGCTCACGTGCAGCGGATCAACGAAGGCAAAGCCACGACGCTCGATTTGATCAAGCTGTATGGCGGTGCCCGCATCACCGACATCCGTACAAGCTGATCGATCACGAGGGAATAGAAAGGAGGTGAACTATGGCGCGATTCGGGAGCACATTGCGACACGCCTGGAACGTTTTCACGAACCAGGAATCCCGGAGCCGGACTCAGCCTTACACCGAGTACTACGGTGCGTCCTACAGCACTAAGCCCGATCGGGTTCGGCTGCGTATTCCGACCGGGCGGACCATCATCTCCTCGATCTACACCCGCATCGGCATCGATGTGGCCTCGGTCGACATGCGTCATGTCCGGCTGGACGAAGAAGGGCGTTATTCGGAGGACATCAACAGCGGTCTGAACAATTGTCTCACTCTAGAGGCGAATGTCGACCAGGCTGCCACCCAATTTCGTCAAGATATTGCCCTGACCCTGTTCGACGAGGGTGTTGTGGCAATCGTCCCAGTAGACACCGACATCAGTCCATATTCCAGCGGTGGGCTCGATATCAGGACTATGCGGGTCGGAAAAGTCGTGATGTGGTACCCATATCACGTGCGCGTGAGCGTCTTCAACGAGAAGACGTCGATCCGGGAAGAAGTCACGCTTCCCAAATCCTCGGTGGCGATCATCGAGAATCCGCTGTACATGGTGATGAACGAGCCCAATTCGACGCTCCAGCGACTGCTCCAGAAGCTCGGTCAGCTGGATGCGGTCGATGAACAATCCTCCTCGGGCAAGCTCGACCTCATCATTCAGCTGCCGTACGTGATCAAATCCGAAGCCCGGCGACAGCAGGCCGAGCAACGGCGCAAGGACATCGAGTTCCAGCTCAAGGGCAGCCAATACGGCATCGCTTACACCGACGGTACCGAGAAGATCACTCAGCTGAATCGTCCGGCTGAGAACAATCTGATGAAGCAGATCGAGTACCTGACCGCGATGCTCTACGGGCAGCTCGGCATCACCGAGGAAGTCATGCTCGGCACAGCCGACGAAAAGACGATGCTGAACTACTGGAACAGGACGATCGAGCCGATCGTGACCGCCATGGTCGAAGCGATGCGGCGTTCATTCCTGACCAAGACCGCCAGATCACAGAAGCAGACAGTTCTGTTCTTCCGTGATCCGTTCCGCCTGATCCCGATCGAGAACATCGCCGAGATCGCGGACAAGTTCACGCGCAACGAGATCCTCTCGTCGAACGAGATTCGTGGTGTCATCGGGTTCAAGCCGCACACCAGCCCGAAGGCCGACGAGCTGGTCAACAGCAACATGCCCCAGCCGGATCAGGCATCGACCGATCAGATCGCAGCCACCACGGCTGCCTCCGAGGGGGAGGCTGATCCAAGAGCCGAGATCGACAGTGTTCTGGCAGAGCTGGAGCAATTGGCCGCATGAGACTTCCGGATGGTTCGGTTCTCCTGCACGGGGATCTGGAGCATCGCGCTCCCTACGATGCCCGCAAGGCGCATGAGTACTACCTTCGGACCCGCAAGCTGAAGGGGAGGGAGAAAGGGACTGAAGGCGTCTCGGACGTTGGTTCGACCGTCGTGTCGATCCGAGGATTCAACGCTCCGAAGACGAAGAAGCGTCCGACACAGGCTCAGACCACCAAAGAGTACATGCACGACGTCTCGATGAGACTCGCGAAGATCACTCAGGATCTGGACCTGAAGATGCGCAACGCGCATCAGAAGTCGATCAAGATGCCGACTAACAAGGAAGGCGAGAAGAAGAAAGAGGAACCCGAGAAGACGGCGGAGGAACTGAAGAATCAGATCTCCAACCTCAAGGGACGTCTGACTTCTGCTATCGACAAGCTCGAGAAGCTCGAGACTCCAGCCCCCTAGTCCGGCTAAAAGCCAGAACACCAACTTCGAGAGGAAACTTCAAAATGGGAGCAAAGGCCAAGCCCGGCTCAGCGATCTTCACGCTGGGGGGCAGCCTCATGCACGAACGAGAGCCCGACTTCACCGGTTACGTCACCCGAGCCAACATGCGCTGCTCGGACGGCCGCACGATCATGCCCGATGCCTTCAAGCACCAGGACAAGATGACGGTCCCGCTGGTGTGGCACCACGGCCACGACGATGCCAACAACGTCCTCGGGCACACCGTGCTCGAGAACCGCGAGGACGGCGTCTACGGCTACGGGTTCTTCAATCCGACCCCGCAGGGCAAGAACGCGCTGACGCTGGTCCAGCACGACGACATCAAGTTCCTGTCGATCTACGCCAACAAGCTCGTCGAGAAGGCCTCCCAGGTCGTGCACGGCATGATCCGCGAGGTCAGCCTCGTCATGGCCGGTGCCAACCCCGGCGCCTTCATCGACAACGTCCGGCTGGAGCACTCCGACGGTGAGCGGGTCACGCTCGAGGACGAGGCCATCATCTCCACCGGCCTCGCGATCGCGCACGCCGACTCGGGCTCGTCGAAGCCGGACGACAAGGGCGGGTCTGACAAGACCGTCCAGGAGATCTACGACGGGATGACCGAGGAGCAGCAGACCGTCGTCCACTACATGGTCGGCGCTGCCGTCGAAGCGGCCGGGTCTGCCGAGCACTCCGACAAGTCCATCGACGAGAAGAAGAAAGAGGGAACCTGGATGGCGCGCAACGTCTTCGAGCAGAAGGAGAAGGAGAAGAACGGCGGAGGCGATGGCAAGCCCGAGCGGCGTCACCTGAGCCACGACGAGTTCCAGGAGATCCACCAGCTCGCGCTCTCGCACGGCACGCTCAAGCAGGGCGTCGAGGCGTTCGCGCTCAAGCACGGCATCGACAACATCGAGATCCTCTTTCCCGACGCCAAGGCCGTCGACGCCGTCCCCGACCTCGACAAGCGCCGGACCGAGTGGGTCTCCGGCGTCCTCAACGGGACCAAGCACTCCCCCTTCACCCGGATCAAGAACTTCTGGGCCGACCTCACCCAAGACGAAGCCCGTGCGAAGGGCTACATCAAGGGGTCGATGAAGAAGGAGGAATGGTTCGGAGTCTCGAAGCGGACCACCGGCCCCGCGACCGCGTACAAGAAGCAGAAGCTCGACCGCGACGACATCCTCGACATCACCGACTTCGACGTCGTCGCCTTCCTCAAGGGCGAGATGCGGATCATGCTCGACGAGGAGCTCGCCGTCTCCGTCCTCATCGGCGACGGTCGCGAGGTCGACGATCCCGACAAGATCAAGGACCCG